TCAAGACGGCCCTTAATGTCTGCAATCTTTTCATCTGTTGCCTTGCTGGTCGCAGCGATTAGTGTTCCGATTTGGTCGATCTGTTTGGCTGTTGCACCTTCACTCTTGGTAATGGCCAGGGTGTTGCTTTTATTTTGCTCGCTCACAGCCTCCTTCGCGGCTTGAAGCGCCGCACCCACAGCCTCTTTTTGGGCAACGAACGCCGTGTCTACCGCAGTCTTGCTCCCAATCTGTGCCTGCTCCGTTCGGACATCCCGTTCCCTAAACTGCGTTTGAATGCTGTCAAATTTTTCCTGGTGTAATTCTCGAAGTTGTTTAACCGCTTTAGCCATCACCTCTGGCTGCTTATCGGTGGCAGCCTGTAGCAAATCAATGGCTTTATCGTTCCCGTTAAGTCGAGCCTCAATGATCTCTCTGAGAGAAGACAACTCTCTCAATAACTGTTGAGTAGTAAGAATCGATGGGTCTGTGAAAGGACCCGCTACAGGGGCAGTTAACCGCTGCCCCATGGTATTATCTGCGTTAGTAAATTTTTCTCCAGCCATTCGTTATGAACCTCCGCCACTACATATTCTTGATGTTATTCCGTACCGTCCACGCTCGCTGCACGCAACACAGAAACACGGTGACCTGAATAATCGGCTCTGCAAACCAGTATTGTCTATAGAGGTATGCTCCATATAAAAGGCCGCCCATGACGACGATGTTGATAATAGACAGGATCATCATGGCGTTGATAATAGACAGGATCATCATGGCGGGGAGGATCCCCACCTTGCCCTGCATCCACTTCGCTATCGCGCCCGTCTCTTCCCTGTATGGCAGGCTGAGAACCTTTATGGTGGTAACCCCGTCTGCGATCTGCAGGGCGGAGAAGAGTATGAATAATATGATTGAAATGAGAATTGAGATCATGTTGTTTTCCTTTCCTTTTCCATATTCTCATGCTTGATCAGCCATCTGCACGGGTCTCCTTCTTTTGCTTTACAGGCGCCATCACAGATACAAACAGCCTCGGTAACCCTGCAATAATCAACTTCCTGATAGATAAAAATTGTTTTATTACTCATACCTCGGCGTTACCCCTCGCAGATCATCAGGCCCGTCTCGTCGCGGAGCAGGCGCGTTTCCTCATCCCGGATGGGCGTGGTTGTCGCGTCCCGCATATCCGCCGGAATGAGATAGATTCCCTCCAGGGCCGGGATCAGGATGTCGGGGGCGTCTTTCATTATTCGTTGCTCACCACGATCACGCTCCAGGTTTTATCCGCGTCGAGGCCGGTCGGCGTGAAACGGAACGACCCGATGAAAACGTTATCAATCCGGTAGGCCGCCGCTTTGTTCAGCGCCGTCAGTGCGACCGGACTACCCGTCACCGGAACGTATTCCGTCGCTCCGGGAGTCTTGTATTCTATGGCAAGGGTCCCCGCGGAAGGCTGCGCGGAAACCTCTACCTGGATCTGATGATGGGGCAGATATTCGAACCCCCTATTTCCGAGAATCTGGGCTCCGTCCGTCTGCGCCTTCAACAGAGCCTTTAAGGTGTGGTTCTTGTACATGTCCGCCTCCTCTATTTAGTGAGGTGAGGGGTGAAGGGTGAGGGGTGAGGAAAAACTCCTCACTCCTCACTCCTTGCGCCTCACTCTTTTATGCTGCCGCTCTCAGGATCTGGTAGCTGATGACGTCGGCCGCTACGAAACCCGCACCGGAGGCGGTAAATGTCAGCGTATCGAGCGGACTCCCCGAAAAGGCATACGATGCGATATGCTTTACCGTAGCCCCGTTGACCTTTATGGTCGCCACCACGATATCCGTGGACAAAAGACCCGTCAAACCCGTCACGACGATTGTCGCCACAGGCGATGGGGAGGCAGGCACTGGGGTTGAGTTGCCCGCGAACTTCACCACATGGGAGGGCGTGATACCCGCGGCAAGTTTTGCCAGCGTGACTGCCGCGGCGTTAATCTTGGCGGTTTCTACTGCATTGGCGGCAAGCGCCGCAGCCAGGACCGAACCCGCGCCGAGAGCGCCGGACGTAATTGCACCGGCCGCAAGCTGAACGTGCATCAGCATGACCTTGATGGTTGCCAGGGCCAGGGGAGATGCGGGAATCGCTTCGAGGGCGTAGCCAAAGAAGACGCCCGCAGAATTTTTGTCGAGATTGTCCGGAGTCAAGCCGGTATCCCAATACAGGGAATCACCCACGGCTACCGCCGAGGCGCTGGCCCCGTCATAAGGATATACGGGGAGATCATAGACCGCCGGGCCCAAATCAAGCACCGCGTTTCCGGCTGCGTCTCTGTCCGTCTGCGCCACTCCATGAAGATATGATCCAACCACCGCGCCCATGCCGGACAGCGTGCCGGCGATAACGGGCAGTTTGACAAGTTTTCCGTCTTGAATTAAATTTGTAGCCATTTTTGAAATCCTCCTTATTTGTGTTAGGGGTGAAGGGTGAGGGGTGAGGGGAAAATCCTCCCGCCTCACTCCTTACCCCTCACTCTTTTACTCTCCCGCGTTGCTGTACAGTCCGCGGTAATCGGTTGCGTATGCTCCGACATCGATGGAAACGAGATACTCGAAACCTTCGATGGTGAATCCCGGCTGGCGGATCTCCATGATCGGGGCCTGCACGCCGTTCAAAAACACGACCTTAACGGTCTTGCCCTTCCCCGCTGCCAGATACCACAGGGCGTCGTCAACGTCGTCAAGGCGGGGTTCATATACACGGGTGAAATATGTGCCGCTGTAGGGGTTCGCCCGTGTGGAGGCGAATGTGGAATCCGTCGCTATGGTGTTGTGATCGCTGAACGTGTCGGACTTGAAGAATACCTCGCTCAGACCCTCAATCGCTTTTGGGCCGATAAAATATTCAGGCCGGATGTTCAGGCGCCGGAGCCCCTTGATATCCTTCTGGACGCCCATCGCCCTGATACCCTCTCCGATGTTCACCACGCCGGGTACGCCGTGGAAACCGGATGCTGCATCGTTGGCATGGTATGTTTCGGAGAATATCGGATGGCCGTCGCCCATGTTGCCGTTTCCGGTGAGTACCGCGTAGGCCACGTCGCCCACCTTGCGGGCCGCGGCTTCCGCTCTGCGCGCGGGCATTGCGGTCAATGCGCCTATGTCGTCGTTGACCATCATGACGCGGGTGATGCGGAACTTCTTCGCGTAGGAAACCACCTTATAGGTCTCGGGGATCTTCTCGGTGAAACTCCCATAGGGGATTTCGCCGGAATCGGGGATCTCTTCCAGGTCGTCAAACTCGGACAGGGCGAGGTCGTAATAGGTCTTGAAATCGCTGACGGAGCCGATCCCGCACCATTTACTCCAGGTCTCGGTCGTTGCATCCCATGCCTGCTGCATGGACTTCGTGGCGAGATTCGCCAGGATATACGGGAAATCGGAACTCGTCATTGCGCGGCCGATCATGTCCTTTGCCGTCCCGTGATGGTTATGGCCGGCCATTCTCAGGCATTCGCGGGCCATTTCGACCAGGGTGTAACCGCGCATATCCTGTGCGCCGGGGGCGGGTGTCTTGATCTCCATTCCTGCCCGAAGCATCAGGGCGTCGTTGGCCGCGGCCCGGAACTTGTCTTTCTCTTCCGCGCCCATCTTGATCCCCGTGAATCCGGGGTTCTGTGTCTTGCTTTTCTCCTGGAGTATATCCAGCACGGCGCGCTGCGCGTCGTCCAGTGACCTGCCGCCGACGATCATGTCGCGGGCCAGATCCTGGCTGTCGTATTTTTGCAGAAGCGCATCGATCTCGCGGATGCGATCCCTTTCCTTGCCGGTGGCATCGGAACGGATCTTGTCCAGATCGACCGGGTCTTTTTCCGGGGGGTCATCTGCCCTATTCATGAAGGCAATCGCCTCCTCTTCGGTCGCCGTTACGGGCAGGCCGCTTCTTTCTAAAAACTTTCTTAACTTTGGATCCATCGTTATGTCCTCCTTGTTGATGTTTTCTGTTTTTGGGTTTATTTCAGACCGCGCCTTGGCGGATGAGTCCGCGCCGACAGGGACTGCCGAGAGTTCGCGGGGCGTCCATTTCGTGACCACCTGGACGGGGCCGGTGAAGACCCGGCCTTCGATAGTGGCCGTTTCTCCTGGCCCTACCCAGACCGTCTCGTCATTTCGGTAGCCGATGGAAAAGTCGGTCAGGTGTCCCTCTTTCGTTTTGATCCAGGGGGATTCGGCCTCCGGGGCGCTGGAATATTGAGCCCGTCCGACCATCTGTCCGGCTTCGATCCGGATCTCCCGTGCGGAACCGATGATGTTGGCCGTCTCAAAGCGGCTGTGGGTGTCCAGCATGACGAGTTGCCGTGATTCGGGGATCTGCGCTCCGGACATGAGCAGGATTTCATTGATTATTCCCCTGTCCCAGTCGAAAACAAGCGCCGGACTCTCGGTTGTCAGAACAACCTCCACGGATCGCGTCTTCTCATCCAGGGTGGACGGCCCTTCCGCCCGGACGGATAGCGGCGCGATGCGGTAATTCATCGCCGGGACTTCCTGTTTTTTCTTTGCTTTCTCGGACATGGTTTATCCCTCATTCATGATGGCGGCGGGGTTGCTCGCAACCGACGTGCCGGCGGACTCAAAGGTGAGTTCCATTTCCTTCGCCATCTCTTTTGCGGCCTTGATTTCGTGATAAACGTCTTCGAGATCCCTGCCGCGCTCACGGGCAACCTCCTGGGGCGACTTCAGGCCGTAGCTGATCGCCTCAATCTGGCTTTTTGCTTCGCGCAGCGGATCTACCGCTTCCATTCCCGGCGGGGTCCATTCGCATTCCTGGTAACGCCGGGGATCCTGCCAGTAGCCGGGGAGCGTGAGCTTTCCGGACAAGACCGCAACGTCCAGGACGGTCCGCAGGGCAGGCATCGCATACTGGCGGATGTGCCGGACGGAGATCGGACGGAGTTGCTGGCTAAAATCATTCCGGACGATCCTGGCCGTGGAATAGTTCAGGCCCTGATAGTCTCCGGAAATAAGTTCATAGGGTGCGCCCGTCGTGATCGAGAGCATCGTCAGTACCAGGCGGACAAAGGGGGCAAAGGTGGCGCCGGGGCGGCTGTGGGAGGCGAGTTCGACCTCTTCGCCCGGGCGAAGATATTCGATAATGGCGTTTTCCATCTCCTCGATCTTCTGGATCGCGCCGGAGGCGGATGCTCCATCGATGCCAATGGCATTCTGGCGGAAGGTCGGATCGGGGGTTTTTACAAAGGCCAGATATTTCGCGGCCATCTTCGCCGTGTCCATCTCCGCATCCATATAGTCGGACAGATCACGGGCAATGAGGACGCCGGGCGCAAACGGCGACACG